CAATCGGCAATCCCTCACTTACAGGAATCCATTCGATCGGAGCCGGACACGAAACTTCTTCAAACACAATGTCGAATTTCCTACTGTACAAATGAAACCATTTATCAACTTTCATACGGGTCCTCCAATCCAAAGTTATAAGCCCCTGCCCCGGAGTTCTTCACCCGGAACAGGTTGTGCTTTCCGTTGCCGCAGTAGTAGCAATAGCCCTGCGGTAATGTCCTGCCCACATTCTCCTCGCCGTGCTTCTCTCTGTACCATCTGGTCAGGACATCCTGTGCCAGCCATATCAGGTCAGTGCCGTCGTCCGACACCTTCCGGGTGCTGTGGGCGAATTGTGATTTCGCCCAGATTACTTGACTCATAGTTGACCCGAAGCGCTGCGTGTCGTACCGGTTGATGATGCACCATGCGACCATGGACATCTCTCTTTTGTCCAGCCCTCTGGCTTCCGCATACATGGTCCCGGCCATGGCCACCGCATCCGCATAGTGGTCATTCAGGAACCCCTGAAGGCTTGCCTCGAATTCCGCTTTCTCCATCGCTTCATTGTTGACTCTGGTCTGCTCTTCCCACCAGATTTTACTTGACTCAGTGATGATGGAGTGCGTCTCAGGGAGCCCCATCGCTCTGGCTATGGTGGCGATCTGGTTCGCCTGTGTCTGCATCTGCGTCCACTCAGCGCACACCGGTGTGACCGCCACCATGACCAGAAGCACGGACAGGATCAGTCTAATCCGCTTCATGGCTTCCACCAACTCTCTCGATCAGCATCGCCTCATCCTCTTCGCTGGCGATCTCTCCACCACATGCCAGGTATCCGATGGCATCCACGTAGTTGTCCTCATGGTACCGAATGCCGTTCCGGTCCCTTGCAGCCTTCATGAGTGCCATCATCCAGGCCACATCCTTCGGAGTGATGGTGATGACCTCGCTCCCGAGATATGCTGTCCACAGTTCTGCGATGATGCCGAAGTTGTTCTCCGGGCTTCCGTACTGTCCTTCCCTGTCGTGACATATGATCTCCCTTGCTTTGTTAAGAAATCCTGCTCTGTTCATTTATGCCTCCTATCTCACATACAGTTCATGTGAATTACTGATATCCTTCTCGTTATACGTCAAATAGATCTGCGTCGTCGCTATGTTCTCATGTCCCAGCAGCCTGGACACGTTGAGGAGTGGCATCCCAGCCCTCAGAGCGTTTGTTGCGAACGTCTTCCGCAGCAGGTGTGCGTGGACTCCCTTCAGCCCAGCCCGCTTGGCGATCTTCTTGACATGACCATTGATCTTTGAATTGTCGCCCTGAGCCAGACCGACGAATTCTGGATGCTTCCACCATCCGCCTTTTCGGAGCAGCGACACCCTTCGGCTCCGGAGCTCCGGATCATCAATCTCTGAGGCGATCACGCTTCTCGGGAACAGGTACGGGCTTTCATCGTGTCGCTCTGCCAGGTAATATCTGATAGCGAGTACGGCTGCAGCGCTTAGATACACTGTTCGGTACTTATCGCCCTTCCCGAATACCTGGACCTTCTTTCCGTCCAGATCGACATCCGTGATCTTGACTCTGGCCGCTTCAGTGGCCCGGCACCCGGTCGACAATAGGAATTCTATCAAGGCCGTTTCAAATTCATCGATGCAGGCATTCCTCAGCTTGGCCACCTGCATATCATCCATTGCCTTCTCGTCCCTTCGCTTAGAGCACTTTATGCGGTCAACCTTATTCATGGGGTTCTTAGTTATGATCTCCTCTTTCCACATCCAGTTATAAAACGACGACAAAACCCTCTGCTCGTTTGAGCAGGTGACCCTGTTCGCTCCATCCTTCATCCTGGTCGCATGGTACAGGATGATGTCGTCAGACGTAACATCCAGCACATTCTTGCGGATCCTGTGGAATACATAATCAAGAGTTTTTCCATAGAACTGGATCGTCCTGTCAGTACACCCGGCCACTTTCTTCGATACCAGGAACTTCCGGAAGAACTGATCATTTTGCTCCTCCGAACGAAGCGCCATAGCAGTCTCCTTCTTCGTCACGTCGTAGCCGTTCATCTGAAGGGTAAGAAGATTCTTTGCTTCATCCATGGGCACACCCCATTTGATGTTAAGCATATAAACGATCTCATTGATCAGTTGCTGCTTCATATCAGGACCCCCATTTCCGCCGGTGTCCGGAGGATCCGGAACGGATCTGTCATTCTGTCAAATGGTTCGCTTAGAGTGTCGCCCTGGTAGATCGTCATTCGGATCCCCAACAGGCTGCACTGCAGGTAGCTCATGTAGACTCCCTTCCAGTCAAGGTCCTGAGCAGTGACCTTCATCTTCCGCTGATAGTTGATTCCATGATCACGCAGCACCTTTGCCGCTGCAATTACCATTCCCCCGCCACCAACACTTGGCTCCTGGATATTTATGATGCTCTTGCCGTCGTAGTTTTCCAGTGTGTCCTCCAGGGCTGTCCTCGCTGTGAGTTCGGATAGATGAAACGGCGTGAAGAACTGACCAGTGGTCTTGCTTCCCATATCGGATTCCATGTATATCTCGCCCAGGGCATCTGCCATCTGCTCATCCAGCAGCAGCGCCAGACTTCCGGTAAGCTCGGCGAATTTCTTTTCCGTGCCTTCCGGGTGTCGTTTCAGTGTATCGAGATATAACTGTTCCCGCTGATTGTATACCCGCCCTCGATGCATCGTGCAGAAGTTGCTGATGGATAAGGACGCACACTGGATCCAGTCGGAGAAGATCTCGTATGGAGATCTTGCACCTGACATATCGTTTATCATTTGAACGATTTCTGATTTATAATCCACTTTCACAGATCCCTCTCCTCCTAAGCCATGCTGCATAATCATGACAATCCTGGCTGCAGTACCGCTTATCCGATCTTCCGGAGGTGTATGGCTTCCGGCAAACCGGACAGACTTTTGCGCCTTTAGGAACATCCGGCGGATCTTTGAAGAAATTACATTCTTCGGTCCTGCAGATCATGTCCGTCAAGGCGGTGCAGAAGGTGCCATGATACGCAAAACACATTGTTTGAACCATGTTTACCTCCTAAAATAAACTGTATGGGCATTCGCCCTTTTCATAACTTGCCGGTGCAAGTCCCAGGGCTACCATCGCCTGGTAAGCCCTGCACTTCTTCCAGCTCTTCTTCGGGTCTTCCGCTCTCGCCTGACACCCGCATTCTCCCTGACAGTATGCAGCTGTCACCAGCTCGCCCATGGTGTAGAGGTCATCCTCCCGGACCACCTTCTCGGATGCTGTGGCTCCGATGTCCCGATTGACTACCACCTGGATCGTGGAAGTGTTCAGCTCCTTCCGGAGCCGGTTCTTTGCATCCGGATCCAGTCTGCTGCAGTATGAAGTCATGGCCTTCTCTGCATTCGTGTGCGCTGCCCTGAGTCTCTTCGCTTCGTCCGGTGTGATGTCTGGATTGGTCTCAAGGAACTCTCTGATCGCTCCGCCCTTGCATCCCACGATCATCACCATCTCTCTCTGGGTTTTAGTCATGTACATTGTTTGTCTCCTCCGGTTTTCCAATCAGCACCCTTCCGTCTACTTCCAAGTAATCGACCTCACTTTCATCCAATACTCGTTTCCCGATTGTTAGAGTTCCATTCTCCCATGAATACCGTTTTACCGTTGTTGCAAATTCACCCTTTTCTCGGCGACAATGGATGCACGTTGGATTAATAATGCCCAGGGTGGCAATTCTTTTGCCATTTTCGTCTATGTACTCATGTGGTTTATCTGACCCCGGTGGCTTTTCATATTTCCCAATGTGGCATCTTCTATTGTCGTCGCACCACCAGAACTCATCATGGTACACTCTTTCTTTGGACCATTTGCCGTAATAATAGCAATACGGAATTGAGTACCGGCATTTTATCTCCGTCATGCTCCCAGCATCTCCTTCCATTCTTCCCATGTGATCCCGATGTCATCCATCTCCGGACCATCAAAGCCCACTGCGATGATGGTGCCCACGAAATCGAATCCGCCCACCCTGCAGTTGTGCGGATAGCCTTTCAGCCGGCCTTCTTCGTCACAGATGATGACCAACCCGGGACCGATCGTTACTGTCTCGATATAGCCACCCACTGCAGCCTGCAGCGTTGCAAGGTCGTCCGGGATCGTGGTCATCGTCCCGAACTCTTCACCTGGCATCTTAATGATGCATTTGATATCATTCTTCATGAGCGTCCTCCCATCTTGCTATGGCCTCCAGCACGGCCTTCTTGAAAATTTCTATGGCCTCTTCTTTGCCCTTCCGGTACCGGTCCTCGCCATACTTCTGTATAGCTGTCAGCGTCTCTCTGATCCCGTCGCCACCGTACAAAGGGTGACTTTCTGGAATCGGTTCAGGCTCCGGTTCCGGCGCTTCGGCATCCTCGTACTCGATACAAAGAGCAGTGCAGATCAGCTCCATGGTGCTCTTCCTTGGTTTGTTCTTTCCGGCCTCGAAGTTCCTTATCGCAAATTCCGACACACCGGCCTTCTCTGCCAGCTCCCTGACCGACAGCCCGATCTCTCTGCGGGTCTCCATTAACTCCTTTCCAGTCATTGCTTAGTCCTCCTTAGAATGGGACATCGTCCTCGTCATCATCCGTGTACTCTCTGAATCCTTCCGGAGCCGGTGACTCTTCCTTCTTTGCTTTCGGTTCGCAGAAGTCGAAGCCTTCCACCTTTACCTCCAGCGAATACTTATTGTTTCCGTCCTTGTCCTTGTAGGTATTGGACTGCAGCCTTCCAACCAGTCCGACCTTTTCTCCTTTGTGGAAGTGGTTCGCCATCACCTCAGCCTGTCTCCCGAATGCAAAGCACCGGATGAAGTCCGTTCCGTCCTTTGGTCTGTCGATTGCGATCGTGAATCTTGTGATCGCCAGTGGTTCTGATCCCGATGTATATCTCATCTCCGGGTCTCTTGTTAATCTTCCGATTCCGCTCCAGTTATTCATTGCCATATCCTTCAGCCTCCTCTATCGTTATTTCAGTTCTTGGGTTTTGTTTGTCATACTTGACTCTGCTTCCGTCCATGCTGACCACGATACCGCAGTTGTCGTCCTTCAGGATCCCGTGCTTCACCAGTGTGTCCAGCGTGGCCTCCTGCAGGTTGACCAGGTCGACCCTCCGGCGGGTGGGCATGTAATACACGCACATCACGTTCACCGGTTCGTCGATCGGGTCATCCCACCATTCCAGATAGGCTCCGGCAGCAGCCTCATAGACCTTATACTTCTCGCTGGGTGCTATGAATGGTCTACCGCCTTTGCCTTTCAGGATCCTCTGGGAGTTCTTCTTTGTGATAGGTGGCAGCTTGATCTCCAGGTATGCGATCATTCTTCATCCTCTTTCTCGTCGGCCATGTCGTTGATGATGTTCATCGCCTTCACATACTGAGACTTCGTCATCTTTCCCTGCTGGATTCCGACCTCTTTGGCGATCCATTTCATGTCGACCTCATACTTCCGGCAGTATTCCGTCAGCCGTTTCTTCTCCTCGTCGGATGCTAATGCGTCCACTTTCTTCGCCGGAGCCGGTTTCTTCTCCGGAGCGGGCTTCTGGTTCAGCAGTGCGTTCTGCAGCTCCTCAGCTGAGCACACACTGGTGTCGATGCCGAAGCCGGCCATCCCCAGGGCCCTGCCTACTGCAGAGGTCTCGCAGTTCTCGATGTAACTCGTTTTGTTGATGTAGCTGGAGCTTTCCTTCTCATAAGCGTGCCCGCTCCCGAGGATCTCTCCATCGTTTCCGCAGACCGCTCTGAAGATGCACATCCCGTTCTCGTTGGAGAGCATCTCTGTGTTGATGTATCCGGTCGGGTATACCATGCGGAAGGCCTTGATCCGCTGCGCTACATCCGCATACTCTTTGCCTTTGATATTGGTCGTTGTTATCGTTTCATTCGCCTTGCGAATGTCTTCAAAATTCATCTTTCCTCCTTCCCGATCACTATGGACCGGCCCAGGGCCTTCAGGATTCTGTCGGCGATCTCAAGCGTCGGCTTTCTCTTTAGACCGGCATAATGTCTGATCGTCTCCGGAGTGGTATCTGCCATCCGTCCGATCTGAGCATAAGACAGGCCCTGCTTCTTCCGTTCCTCTCTGATGATGGATGCAAGCTCTAATCCTAAATGCATCTACTTCACCACCAGACTGACTTTGTCCACCAGCTTGACTCCAGGCACGATCTCACCTTCAAGGATCGCTTCCTTGAGCTTCGTCTTGCTGACGGTCTTCGTGGTCTTGATCGTCATCCACTCATCACCCAGCTTGGCATCGTCTGCGATCTCCACCACGTTCTTCGTGGTATGGTATCTTGCGGACACCTCCGGAGTCTTCAGTGTGCGTCCTCCGAGGACATACATGTACTTCTCCTTGATCCGGTCGATCTTCTTCTTCTGCCGGTCCAGATCATCTGCGATCCGCTTCGCCTCTTTGTACAGAGCGTCGGCCCATGCGATCTCACCCTTCAGCCAGATGCCCCAGGCCTTCAGCTTCTCTTCCTCTTCCAGCTGCAGCGCATCCAGTGCAGCGATATCCACCGCCAGCTCCCCGGTCTCTTCGTCCACGATCGCTTTTTCGAAGATCTCCCGGATATCATCCTGTATATCGTAGATAGTTCTCATTCGGTCACATCCCCCCATGCCACGTATTCTTCATAGAGCCCGTTCTCTCTCATCAGTTCATCGAGCACTTTGTATTTGCCCATGAACTGCATCTTTTCGCCCCGGTCCTTCGAGATGAATGCGTCTCTGATTGACTTGTCCATCATCCGGAAGATGCTGCTCTTCAGCTGTTCAAAGTCAGCCATAACTTTTTCCATCTCAGCCATAAGGCTGTCCATATCACAATTCATTTGTACCTCCTTGCAGGTGGATTCTCTCCCCTGATCTCAAACGTCCATTCCTTTTTCTGCTCTTCTTTGTGGAAGATGCCTCTTCTCTGATCGTCCTTGCATGCGCATGGGTAGGCCCATTCGTGGCCGTTCTCGTCCGTCTTCAGGTACCAGCCCATATCAAGGCACTTCTTACATTTGCAATCACTCATTCTTTCTTACCTCCCAGCTGGGCTGTGAACTTGCCCGGCTTCATGTATTCAGCTTTCTGATCGGCCAGCTCCTTCTCCCTGGCATCTATCTCTGCTTCCGCAGACTTCTTTGCCCTTTCGTGAAACCATCGCTCCAGTATGGAGGACATGTACATCACCGGAGCCCGGACCTTTCCTTCCTTCTTTCCCTTGAGGGTGAGCCCCAGGGCTTCCTCCAGCCAGTCCTCCGGATAGAATCGGGCTGCTTCTGCGACCCATTCATAATCATCCTTGTCCATGTAGCAGATGCTTTCGAGGGCCTTATTGATCAGCGCAGCTGTAGGAGAATACGACGGGACAAACACATCGTCCTCTGTTTCAGTCTCGTTGTCTGTTTCTCTTTCTGTTTCTCTTTCTGTTTCTCTTTCTGTTTCGTGCTTTTTGACCCTTGATAACTCGCTGTCGTGGGGTTTTGAGGCCTCATAACTGGGTTTTGAGCCGTCATAACTCCGTTTCTCCGTTGTTTTGCCCAATGGAAATTCTTCGCCCTCTAAGAGCCAGTACGTCATATCCGGCAGTGCTGAACGGTTTTTAGCCACTTCCCAGTAACGTCTCTGGATGCCTTTCCCGGTGATGATGCCCTTTTCATGAAGGTCCTTGTCGATCAGTTTGCACTTCACAAGGATATCAAGGCACTCATTGATCCTGTCATCCGTTAGGCTCCTGAACAGCCACCCAATGCTGGATATCAGAGTATCTTTCTCGATGTAATAATTGTCGTGATAGGTCTTGATCCATAACCAGCTGTATACCGTCCAGGCATCTGTGTCGCCCTCCCGGATCAGCCTCTGTATCTTCGGATCTGAATCGAGGTCGGTGTCGACTGTGAAATAATCAAGGCCCATCTTATAAGGTCTTGCCATTTAGTCGACCGCCCCCTTGCAATTTGGATTTTGATAGTATATACTTCTTATAAACTCGTTTTTTCGGCGCTCGGCCTCCAGCTCCTTCTGGACCCGGGCGTCCTCCATTTTAGCCTCCTGCATGAGTCTCTTCTTCTCCTGCTCCCGTCTCCGGAGCTCTCTGTTCTTCTGGACTCTTTTGATGCCTCTGTCGTATTCCCTCCCAGCCATGAAACCCAATGCCAGGGTGCCGATCATTGCTAAAGTTAATGCTGCCATGTTAATCCTCCTTCACTTCAATGATTCTCCATACCTTCTTGTCAGCTCTTCGCTGTACTTTGCAGCCTCGTCATACTGCTTGCGCTTCAGGTTGATCTCCACACCGATCAGCAGGTATTCCTTGTTGATCTCGTTCTGATCCGGCGCATAAGCCTTCGGGTGGTTCATCAACAGCACCCATCTTTTCTGCAGTGTTTCTTCATCTGCCAGCAGGATCTCTTCTCTTGTCATGTCAGCCTCCTTTCATTCATGATCTTCGTGGCGATATCGTCACAGCTGTACCGCTTTCCTCTTCCGGATCCGAAGTGCTCCAGGCCCTTCAGCCAGGACTTTGTGGCCGTGGCTCCGAAGCCCAGGAACCTGCCTACCTCGGCCGGTGACATTACTCCCGCTCCTCCAACGGAGGCGCTCAGGTCCTTCTTAAGCTGAACCTTGGTCATCTTTCAGCCTCCTTTCCTTGTATGCGCAGATCGGGCAGAGATAACCTTTGCTGGTGTCTCTCGTTATGGATATGTTCCATTTCTTCCTGCACATCTTGCAGATCGCTTCTCTGTGGGTCATGTAACCCTCTCCTTTCGCTTCTAAGGAATTTTTCGACGTTCCTGAACGTGAGAGAATTATTTTTTCTTCTTCGTCGATAAATTCCTTGCCTGTTCCATTTGCTTTTCTGAAACGGCCCTTTTTACGATCTTTCCCGTTTCAGGGTCCTGCCATCCTTTTCCGTTCCTGTACGGCCACAGGTAACATTTCTTAACTGTGCAGTTCTTGACTTCCTGGGCACTGTCTCCGGAGCACATGATGCAGTGCTTGCGGATGGCCCTCTGCATTGTTAGTCTTTCGGCCATATTCACCTCCTTCAAAAGTATCTAATTTAGACACCTATGCGCTAAAAAAAATAGCGACTGTCTCGGCATCTGACAGCGAGTATTTCTTTTTTATCGCTGAAATCTCGCTCTGGTTGAATTCTCCATCCTTTTCGTTGATTTTCCTGGTGAATGCACCGATGGATATGCCGATATATTCCGCAAGGTCCTCGTATCTATCGCCGGCCAGTGCCATCTTAGACCTCAGAAGATTCTTATTCATCCGCTCGCCTCCTTTCGGTTTGTTTTTAAAGTTGCCTTTTTGGACACTTTTATTATACGGCTCTGTTTTTACAAAGTCAATAGGAAATGTTGCAAATTTAGATATTTTTTATCCAAATCTGTTGCCCTACATTATAATACATGGTATAATTCAGATACAAATTGACGGAGGTAAGAACAATGACAGGCGATGTGATCAAGCGAAAAAGAAAAGAAAAGGGACTGACTCAGGAAGAACTGGGAAAGCTGCTCGGAGTAAACAAAGGAGCAATCTCCAAATGGGAGGCCGGAAGGGTCCAGAATATCAAACGGTCGAAATTATTACAACTTGCGAAGATCCTGGACGTATCACCGAACGAGCTGCTGGATGATTACGAGGAAAAGAAAAAGGTTCTCCGTATTCCGGTGCTTGGAAGAATTCCTGCTGGAGTGCCGATCGAAGAGATCGAAGACGTGATCGGCTATGAAGATATCTCCGAGAAGCTTGCTGAGTCCGGTGAATACTTCGCCCTGAAGGTACAAGGGGACTCCATGGAGCCTCGAATCCATGACGGTGATGTGTTGATTGTCAGATGCCAGTGCGAAGCAAATTCTGGTGATGTGGTCATTGCTTCCATCGACGGCGAAAATGGGACTTGCAAGAGATTGAAGAAGACCGAAGACGGTTTGATGCTGCTCTCTTACAATCCAGAGTATGATCCTTTTGTATTCAGTAAAAAAGAAGTTGAAGAAAAGCCGGTGAAGATCATCGGTAAAGTTATTGAAGCAAGAAGCAAATTCTAAGGAGGGATATCATGAAACGATTCAATCTAAAATCATTTATCATGGGCATCATCATCGGTGCCCTGGTGTGCTCCAGCGTGGCCGTGGCCTTCGCTGCGAACTACTCCACCACTCTCAAGGCGGTGTACCGGGATATCAAGGTGTACATCAATGGGGATCAGATAGACTACTATGCATCCAATGGAGCTTATGCTGAGCCCTTCATCGTCAATGGTACCACTTATGTCCCGCTCCGGCTGTTCTCTGAAAAGACCGGCAACACAGTAAAATGGGATGGCAGCTCCTCTTCCATCTTCGTACTGGATAAAGAGCATGCTCATGACATGGATCTGACTCCGGAGATGGCTCTCGGACTGGTTTATAATTTCGGAGTTGATAACAAGTATCCTCCGGAGTGGGGCTACACCTTCGATCTCGACAGGGACAGCGGTGCTGTGGTCGCTGAGTCTGACAAGGGATTCGTGATCAGTTTCCGGCTCGACATGATAAAGGACGGACAGGTAGAGGACCACTGGAATAATTACTACTACATCAGCAAAGAGACCACAGACATATCATTCCTTTTAGAATCGACGTACTGGGACAGCCGGTGGTTCGATATGGAAAAGGAAGACCTGACGGATTATTATTGGGATAACTTTAATTAAGCAAAGGAGCATTCTCATGGATAAATATATCAGGAAGACCTTCACCTTTGAAGGTGTAAGGTACTATATCCGAGGTAAGACGGAGCAGGAAGTGTATGAGAAGATGGCCCGGAAGAAGATAGAGCTGGAGGAAGGCCGGACCCGGATCACGAAGAATACGCTTGTGAAGGACTGGATCCATGAGTGGATGGAGACGTACAAGAAGCCGGCCGTGAGCGTGTCGTGGGCTGAGACCATCACCGGCATCTGCCGGAGCGTCATCCTGCCGGAGATCGGAAGCACCCGGCTCAAGGATGTGAAACCCATACATCTGCAGAAGATCCTCAACAACAGGGCCCACTTATCCAAAGCCTACCTGAAGGTCATAAAAGGCATTCTGAGCGAGGTTTTCCGCACGGCCAAAGAGAACAACCTCCTGCATGAAAACCCCGCCGAAAACTTAACTATGCCGGCAGGGAAGAAGGCAAAGGCCCGCCGGTCCATCACAGAGAAGGAACGTTACTACATCCTCCGGACCTGTGAGAAGAATCGGGCAGGGCTCTTCTACAAGATCATGCTCTACTGTGGCCTCCGTCCCGGAGAGGTGGCTGCTCTCCAGTGGAGGAATGTGGACCTGAAGAATCGGATCCTCACGGTGGACAGCGCAGTGAAGCCTTCCGGAGAGGTAGGTCCTCCGAAGTCGGATGCAGGATATCGGAAGGTGCCCATCCCGGCCGTGCTGGCTGCGGATCTGGAAGCCAGAGACCACAGAGACCCCTTCGCTTATGTCTGCACAAACGCAAGCGGAGAGAGACTCACGAAGTCCAGCATGAAACAGCAATGGAACCATTTCAAACATGATTTAAACATCGAGATGGGCTGCAGGGTCTTCCGGAGGGAGCTGGTCCCGCCGTACCCGGTAGCAGATGACCTGGTCCCCTACTGTTTCCGCCACACCTACTGCACAGATCTGCAGGCAGCCGGTGTCCCTATCAATGTGGCAAAGGAACTCATGGGCCATTCCAACATATCCATCACAGCACAGATCTACACCCACAGCTCGAGAGAATCTTTCACCGATGCAGCTGAAGCAATCGAAGCACTCCATAAACGACGTGATGAATCAAAAAGTGTCACGCAAAGTGGCACGCTTTAGGTGTGACTTTTCGTGGTTTTACGACCTTTTTTCACTGAACAGAGCGTCTATACACATAAAACGAAAGACCGCAAGAACGTTGAAATTCCAACGTTTCTCACGGTCTTTTTCTTGGTGGAGCTAAGGAGGCTCGAACTCCTGACCTCTTGACTGCCAGCCTTGGACTAAATGGCTTAATACCAACGGTTTTCGGGCTTTGTGGCACGGTAAATGGCACACTAAAAAAGACCCCCGAGGATTTCCCCGGGGGCTTTGATAACTAAATTCAGCACAATATATCGATATCGTTTTAATGGTTTTAACGTATTTAACGCGTTAAGTGCGTTAAACCTACTGAATCACTATGTTTATGTGTGGTGCAGCGTATAATTGTAGTGCCTCCGGAAGTCCTCCATGTCGAATCCTTCCGGCAATGCAAAAGCGGACCGCTTGCCGAACAACTTCAGGGACGCATACAGCTCATGGATAACAGCGTCAAGCGCTTCTTCCATCCCGTCAAGGTCGTTCATCTCCATGACTTCTGCCAGCTCCGTGCAGTATATGTTCAGCAGGTCTGCTCTATTCATGATTTCCGCCAGCCTTCAGCACAGCCACATCCTCCCGGATGTCACTGATTTTTTCCGCATGGTCATCGATCTGATCTTGCAGATCTTGGTGAGCCCGGCGGTTGTCTTTCTTCATCTCATCCAACAGGTCTTTGAGGTTTTCCACATTGACCGTCAGCACGTTAATGCTTTTGTTGAGCTTGAGAACCGGCGCACCTACGGCAAGGGCGAACGTTACAAGGGCAACAATGACCCCAAACACTCCCCATTCTGTCAAGGCAAATCACCGCCTTTTAAGATGCGGATCGCTCTGACCACCATCGCAGCCACCTCTTCCCTGGTGGCATATCCCAGCGGTCTGCTCCCATCTGTGATTCCAAGCCGAACGGCTTCGGCGTGTTCTTCCTGTAAGGCTTCTGTCCCAATGCTGTTCGGACCTTTTAATCTGACCGACAAAGTTTCATCAATCAGATGCCTAATATCATTCTCTGTCATTCCTTTTGCTTCCTCCTTTGTCGGTTCTTTCGGGGCTTCCGTCTCTATTAACCAAAAGTACTTGGCTTCCGTTAAGAATGTGGAAAGGTTTCCTGCTGTACGGCTCTGCTTGGTGCTTGCCGGATCGTTGACATACACGATACCGCTCCCGGCTCCCCATGCGAGGACAAAATGGCCGGATCTCGTCCAAGTACCCGGACCCATGCAAGCGATAATCCAGTGACCATTCAGCAGATGATTCTTGACAGAATCCCGAAGTTTCTGCTGGTCTTTGTGGTGGTAGTTGTTTATCTGATTTAACTGTCTGCACCCGATTCCATAAGCCTTGAGACAAGCCGTGATCCCGGTGTAGTAAGTACCGCTTTTATAAGCCTTGTACCCATGTGATAGCATCCAACTGGCTGTGGTGGCTGGTGTAACAGACTTGTCTTTTAATGAAGCTACGACCATAGCCACCGTGGTGGGACCACAACCAGCGCTTCCAATAGTTGCTTGCTCACCCTTGACAGCATAGGCTTGACCGTTCCACCTTGAATCCGTTTGAAGGTATGAAATTGGTTTCATCCCACTTTCAACTCCTTCAGATCACGGAGATACTTGCCGGCCTTCCTTGCATTAAGGGTGAAGTCGTTATTCTTCCACCATGCAATGATAGAAAAGATAAGTGTTGCAATAGTGCTGACAAGCAATTCAACGGTCGCATCATCAATCGGTAATGGGGATTTCCCAAAGATAGCCAGCAACTGGTTCACCAGTGCCAGTGCCAGGCAGATAGTCCTTGCGATCGTTCCTTTTGTGATTGTTGGAACCATTTTATCAACCTCCAAAAAATAGGGGGTGGATTGACCACCCCCGCACTTTAGCAATTAGCGATACCTTCTTCCGGAATAACCGTCTTCCATGCCGGAATAACGGCCCATTTCGTCACGGTTTCTTCCGCCGTGCATCGGATCGTCATAATACTGGCCAGAGTAACCGCCTCTCGCAAAACGTTCTTCCGGTGTCTGCCATCTCATACCGTATGAATTGCCGTACATCATCGGTCCGGTCTGCGAGTATCCTTCCGGCATTTTCATAGCTTCGATGGTATAAAGATCTTTTACGACATCAACAGCCTCATAGATGTTATGCACATCATTGGGAGACCGTGGTCTGCGAGATACGTCCCCCAAACATAATTAGATGACGGCATATCTCCCATGCCGAGCCCATATTGACACACGTCTTTGTACGTCTTTTCCCAGCTCTGATTCAAAGCAATGGAGATTGCCCGGATCGAGCAATCTCCAACTAACTTTCCTTTTGGATTTGGGTTGTAAAACCTGTACATAACTTTATTCCATCATCCACCCAGCCGGGTACGCTTCCGGACTCCACACATTGTTGTCAATGGTGGATTGATAGATAGGTCCGTTCTCATCCGGGTAGTGGACTCTGTCGCCCTTCATGTACGGGTTGGTGCTGTCGGGCTGTTCCCATACAGGTACGACCTCGGGATCGGGGATGAGGACTTTCGCAAACAGAGACGGGGCATTGGTAGGCTCCCATGTCTCTCTGCTGTAATGCTCCTGTAATACCTTGTATAAAAGGCCGTCATATCTGACCCTGTCATCTACCTTGTACAGGCGGTTGTCAGCTGACCACTGTGGGAAAAGGTCGGGATATGCTACTGCGGACGTATCGTCCATGCTTTTAGCGTTCTCTTCGATTTTGGCTCTGTACATACGAGCTTTTTCAATGATATCCATTGCCATCTATTCCACCTCCCCTAAAAGAATCTTGGCGGCTTTGGTGTACTCCGCATCTGCTTCCGTGTCGGGTTCTGTTGCGGACAAGTAAAAATGTGCGGTAAGGGTTCCGCCGGGATTGACCACGCACTGGACGCCTGTTTTCTTGACGTCTGTGAACCGTGCGAGAGTCTTTCCGTCCTCTACTACCTGTGCGGATTCGAGGGCTTCATCCGTCATGGAATCCCACAGGGATTTGACCGTGTCGATGGATTCTGCCACTACCGCCACAGATAGCGGTCTGACGAAAGACACGATGTCAAACGAAGTTTTATCTGCTAATACGAATTTCATGATTTACCTCCTAAAAAGGTGAAGAGGAGATGCATTTATCTCCTCTTTTGCTACTACCATAATACCATGGATTGATATGAACTAAAATGCACTCTTTTGGTTTCGGGCAATTTTTTTAGATGCAGAAGCCGAGAACCACGCAATTGTTAGCGGCAACGGAGTCAAAGCTCCAATTGCCGTTGGCGGCGACACGTCTGAAGTTTGATGCGTTGTTTGCCGACCGCAACCACCACAAGCTATCTGACCCCTTTTGCTTCTTGATTCTGCTTGCGTTATCTGGGAACGCCGTGCTGTAAGATGCACCAACTGTTTCTGCGGTTGATATATTTGTGTATCCCATTTCACGCGTATTCGGAATCCAAACATCATCCACAGATGCCACGTCATTGACAGCGGTTTCGTCTGATGCTTGATAAATCCTTGTGTACTTTGTGACAGGGGTAATAGCATCTCTTACGGTCTGTGGAATAAGTGGCTTTATTGTTTCTTTGAGGTATGTTCTCATTTCGCACTTCTCCCAACCGCCTAAAGTACCAGTTCCTTCAGTGTTTGCCTGTCTCGCACGATTCATTCGAATGCTTGTATTCAGTAACTGTTTACTAATCCAAGTAGTCGGAGCCTTGCCGGTGCCATCTGCTTTGTCATCTGCATCAATGCCCACCAACTGCATGAGGACTTTGCCTTCCGTTCCAAGGTCAAGCATCTTTGTGTCGCCGATGCTGTACTTTGTGCTGTAGGTGCCGTTTTGGGTGTTGGCGATGATTGTAGCCTAGTCATCAGTAATGGTTTCCTGTTCCTGACCCAAGCAGAAGCCAATGGCTATATAAATATAATCTGATGTATATGTCGAACTTGCCGAACCGTTCGCTTTTATAAAGTATGGTGCATTGGATCTTTTTGTTCTTGTTGCCCAACTAATATTTGCCAATGAACTTGTTTGATGTTTGATTCTACTATTGTTATCATTGTAGATTCTCGCATAAGATAAAACGGATGATTCGACATCTGAATACGGAGCAGTAAAATCCTTTGCGATTTCACCAAGTGATGGGATAAATAATTTTTCAGTTGTGTATACTACATCGCTCCCGGTCTCATTACTGGTTGCCTTTTTTATAGCCAGTAATCTTGCCCTAATCGCACTTGGTAACTGGTTGAGCATATAATCTCCATTAAGGTTCGCTTTTATTCTGTTTCCTTCTTCCCACCAATACTTTTCTTCTAACGCTGTATAAGACCAACTGGTTGTTGTTGCTTCGATGCCCATAAATGTCAGCGGTGCATACCCACTACCATCAGCCAATTCGTCCTTATCAATGGCCACAATCTGAACATTCATTGTATTTGACCCATACGTCATCGGCTTATAATTACCAACTTTGTACTTGGTTTTGTATGTGCCGTTATCAATGTTGGCAAGGATGGTATCCCAGCTGTCGGTGATTTCAGCGACTTCCGCAGGACTTTCAAACTGTGCATAGCAGGACGTATTACCTACTATGTTAGTAGGTGTTGGATTCCAGCCTTCAAACGCAAGTGAAGCATCATCCGGGTTTACCGGGGTGCTTCCCGTGTAGGTTGCGCTTCCACCATACGGCACGCCCGTCTTTGTCTGTAACAGGGTTGTCCCGTTGTAGAAATACACGGTGTAAGTCCGTACCGTAGCCGTGTACGCCGCATATACGCTTCTGTCAGCCGTGACATTCTTTGTGGCATTGGCTTCTGCACTTGTAGCGTTCATCTGCGTACTCCAACCCGCAAAGGTGTAAGTGTACTGTGCTGTCTGCGCCCGTGTGGGCTGTCCGCTGTAAGTGCCGTCTCCTCCATCCAGTACAGTTTCGGTGTTGAGCAGGCTCGACCCATCATAATTGTAATACTTAAGCTGTGCCGATGTATGGTCTGCCGTTACCGTGACATACTGATACCTTGCGTTGAATTCTGCTATCTGCGCCCCTGTGAGGGAGCCGGTGTGGATGGTACCGCTGACCTGTGCCTGTGGCATGTTGTTGCCGTTCTGGTCAAGGCCTGTCATGGAATCAAGTAAGTCGAACAACGCGGAAATCTCTGTTGCATCTGTTGCCTCCCAGTAGAAACCAATGAGTCTGACACGGCTGTTGGCAGGAATGGCTCGAAGGATGGCTTCGGTGTCGATCGCACCGTCAACGTTATCCAGCCACAGGGTGGAAATGTTGGCATAACTCGGCATGACAAATTCTGTGATACCGGGCTGGTTCTTGATTGTCAAGTTAGTGACCGTTCCCGGCAAATGTACCTTCTTGAGATTACCGCCATCGGGAAGGGTTACACCTGTAACGGCTGTTCCGTCAAAGTATACTTCCTCAAGGTTCTTGCATCCGCTCATGTCCACCGGCTTTGTGAGTGCCGAGCAGTTTCTAATGTCCGCCTTTTTCAAAAGCACGTTGTTGCCCATGGTGAGATCTTTTAAGTTGGGATTATCATATCCGCTGGTGCTGTCACCAAGTTTGAGTTCCTGCAATCTTGTTGCTTTGGAGAAGTCAGCGAAGCCTACCTTGAAACCGCTCAAGTCACCCACATGAGACAGCTGGCTGGCACTGTAGATATAAATCTCTGTGTCGTTGAGCGTATCAAGCGGACATACAAGAGTATAATCCTGCCCATGCTCTCCTCTTGTGCTGACAAGATACGAGCCGTATTTGACAGTAGGATAGATGTCTGCATAAGGTGTCAATGTGACATTGCTCTTGGCATAACCACGAATCTGAATTACATCAGAAAGGGCGTCTCCGGCGTTCCATTTACTGTCCATGTATCTGAACCGATTGTACAGCCACCATTTCCGCTGTTCTGCTTTGCTGCCCTGCATCATGGGAAGGTATACCGATGTGGGGTCTTTGCCAGCATCGGGTGAAATCAGCGGGTCAATGTACTTAAACCATGCATCCTCATTGAATACCGCTTCCGGCCATTTGCTTTGATGGTCCTCGAATCTTCCTTCCACTGTGTCAAAGGAAATGACTCCATCAGACCGCAGTGTCTGATACATCTGAACGATCTCGGAAGGGAACGCATCTCGGATGTTGTTCCACAGCACCGAATCCTGCCCATTGAACACATCAGCACCGGCAACGTGGTCTGTATCTTCCAAACTGTACCCAAAGACAAGGGAGCCTTCATTGTTTGTGCCGATAGCCGTGTCCATGTCGTACGGCTCTGCTACCGCTCTTCTGTCGATGGCTGTGGTTCCTTCTGCCTGTTCACCACTGAAGCCGATAAATAGGTTTTTGGCTCTGCTGTCCACCATGAGAAACAATTCCGTGAAGATGTAGTAGAAAATGAAACTATCCACTTCTGCATACTTGCTGAATTCATTTCTAAACTTCGCCAGCCTGTACTCTGCCGTGTCGGTGGTATAGGTTACTGCGTCATCGCCCTGTCCGTAAGTCACTGGATTCGGCAGTGTTTCGCCTGTTGCTTCTGCCCGGTATGTCGAATAGATAAAGGTCTGCAGTTCCTGTAATTTGGCAATGTTTGTCCATTCATCAGATGGGAACCGGGCTTCATAGTCATACCGCCATGCTTCCTTCTTTTCGCCAGTGGTTGGGTCTGCTATCATGGTGTGGTCAAAATAGTCCGTTTTGAACAGCATCAAATTACTGGTGTTGTTTTGGAATTCCCAGCTTTCCATGTTGCCTGTATATCCGTAAGGACCCGGCGCACGTTTCGGAAGGTTGAAGTTATACTTGCCAAGGAAAGATGTCTCGTCATTCTTGGTGTCGTGCCAAAATACCACGATCGGGAAGCCGTAGATACCCTGTCTGACTTTGGTATTGGCGATCTGCTCCGCTCTCTTGAACGGCGTTGCATCACAGTACAGTTTTACCAGCTCCACGTTGTTTGCACCTTCACTGGATGCCACATCAGCCTTCAGAACGAACCGATTGAACGGCACGATGTTGGGAGCCAGTGCATAGTTGTCGGCATGTCCTGCACCCATCTCAAAGCCCGACTTAAACTGCATATCGTAATTCTTTCGGGCATACGGTGCAGAGGATGTGCCTTGTACATTTATCTGACAGCCGGTGAAGGTAAACGAGTTGGCGGCACTCTGCGGATCTGTGTAACTACCGCTGACCGTCTTCTTGTCGCCCTTGTACTGTGGAAGCTGTTCCGCCTCGATAATCATATAAGGCAAGTCAGACGGCAACTTGCTGATAACGATATTGCCATAAGCATCGTAAACGTTGTTATGGAGATAACGTTCCAGCATGAGGTGTCCGACCTGTGTATCAGCGATCCAGTTGTCCAAAACTTCATAGCGGGATAAATCCGTGTCATAGACTCTGATGCAGTAAATATCAACCGTACAATCGTTGGAGCCGATGCTGATTCCCACCGGGGTGGTCTGCTCGAAGTTGTCATTGTCGGGGTACTGGATGACACCGGAAGCCACTCCGTTGATATAGGTCAATGCCAGCCTGTTGGATGCTCTCTTTTCCACAACAAAGGAAATACGGACGTGTTCGTCCTCTTTGTACTGCGCCATGAGTTCGGATTGCTCTGACTTCATCGTCACTTTCTGCGGAGTAAACTGGATGCCCCTGCCGTTTGCAAAGCAACTGATGATAGTGGTGTCATAGTCAAGGATGTCTCTTGTAGCAAACTCCACTTCAATGGTTTTGCCTGTTGCTCTCGGATCGCCATCGAAAATCTTGTACGGAATGGTGACCCTTGCATCGCCGGAGACTCTCAAGGCCGTGATTCCGTCAGCATCTGCAATCCACCCATTGCTCACAAAGTTGAAGTCCGTGAGGGTTGCGGAAATGTCACCGCTTTCCCATACTTCCGGGTGCGACTCGTTATTAGACCGCCCTTGGCTGGTAAGGTACAGCTTGAGCTGGTCAGTTGCCGGGTGTACGTCAATGGACGACTCCGACACAGTAAGTTCAAACCGCTTTGTAGCACTGCCGGAACGGATGATGATTGTTAATGCTCCAACTGTATCGGCCCGGTATACAAGGCTCTGCTGTGTTCTGTCCACCGTGATGTCCGCCACCTGTGTTCCATTGGCTGTTATGGTGACAGCGGATTCCATAGCAGACGGAGTGTAGACCGTGTACGGGATATTAAGAGTGGTGTACTGGTCAACTGTGGTCTGATTAAAAGAGGATGCGATAATAGGAGTATTATCCCCTTCCTCAACACAGATGATGTCATAGTACAAATGATTGGATTCGACTATATTGCCATTGATTTCGCAATCAAAATACACCTCAATGCTGTGGCTTCCGTGGGCCTGTCTCGGAATACTCTGCGTCAGCTGTCTGCCGGACACCGATGTATTTACTGTGGAAACTGTGGTTCCGTCCACCTTAAAGTAAACTGTCTTTGCCACACTTCCAACCGGCGTGTAGCTGAAGCTGATAGGGCCGTTGAAAATGGTAGAGTCATCAAAAGTGGAGCTGATGGAGATCTCCACAGCCGTGACGTTGAAGGAAATGGTCCGCTGGTTTCCGTAGATATCAGAAATTGTGATTTTGACCACATTCGCACCGGCTGACAAATATGTGCCGGCATTGATGATCACATCACCCTGCGGTACTTCACGCACCGCTTTCACGATGCCATTTACCTGTATTCTCGCAGAGCCGTTTCCTGTGGGCATCTCATTTTCAATGGACGTCCATGTTATCTTCAGCGGGCAATCATCGCCCTTTGCGATGGTGGTGGAGACAAAGCCCGATGTGTTTGTAACAGTGAGAACAGCGTTATTGCCGGACCCACCACCACCGCCTCCTCCGGCGAACGGGCCATACGGTCCGCCGATTCTTTCGCCCTGATGGAGTAAGTACACAAGGCCGTCCGGTGTGACTTCCATGTCATCCGCATAGTTCTCCGCCTGTAAGGCCAGCAGGTCGATAGCGTCATTGGTTTTGTCGATTTCCGTCTCGACTTCTGCAACAGCACCTTCCACCGCTCCAACGCGGTTGAGGAATTCCGAGCTGATGCTGTTGAGGTCATTCACTGCGTTCTCAGTGGCCTGTTTGATTGCCTTGATAGATTCGAATTCTGTGGATGCGATGGCACCCGGCTCACCCTCCACGATGATCCAAAAGTTGCCGGAGCCGATTCTGACATCGCCGCTGACCAGTACCAATTCGCAATCAACATATCCGGCTACCTCTGTGACATCTGCCG